GGCACGACGGTGGAGTCGGAGTGGCTGTTCATCGCGCTGGACACCCCGGACGACGTGCGAAAAGCGCTGTCGCTGGAGACGACGTTCCTGTGGGGCAACGAAAGCCGCGAGCTGCACCCTGACGTCGTGGACGGCCTGCTCGGTCGTCTGAACCGTTACCCGTCGATGAAAGACGGCGGCCCGACACGCTCGTGCGCGCTGTTCGACACCAACATGCCCGATGAGGACACCTGGTGGCACGACAAGATGGAGAACCCACCGTCCAACTGGGCGGTGTACAAGCAGCCGGCGGCCATCATCAAGCCAGAGCGCTACGCCGAGCTGTACGAGGAAGACGCCGAAGAGGTCCTGCTGGACAAGGACGGCGGCGAGTGGGTTGTGAACCCAGCGTGCGACAACTACGACAACCTGCCCAAGAGCTACTACCCCAACTTGATCCCTGGCAAGACCGAGGACTGGCTGCGGGTGTACCTCAGGTCTGAGTACGGTCGGTCGTTGTCGGGCACCCCGGTGTACGAGAAGACCTTCGTGCCGGACTTTCACATCGCCAAGAACAACCTCAACCCCATCCGTGGGGACGCCAACCCAGTCATCATCGGAGTGGACTTTGGACGCACGCCAGCAGCAGTGTTCAAGCAGCGAGACCCACGCGGGCGGGTGCTCACTCTTGGGGAAATCACAGCCGAGAACATGGGCATCGAGACCTTCGTCAACACCCGACTCAACCCATTCATCGCAAACAACTTCTCGGGCTGCACCTTTGTGTGCGCTCCTGACCCGGCGGGCTTCGCCAAGCAGCAGCTAAACGAGCTCTCCCTGGTGGACATCCTCAAGCAGGCCGGGTTCAAGTGCGTGCGACCTCCGACGAACGACCCGGAGAAACGCATCCAGGCCGTGGAGCGCTTGCTCAATCAGCAGTTGGAGGGCAAGGCCATGTACCTGGTGGACCCCCGGTGCGAGACGCTTATCAAGGGCTTTCGGTACGGCTACCGCTACAAGCTCAAGAAGAACGGGGAGATGGAGGACAAGCCGGACAAGAACGCGTTCTCGCACGTGCATGACGCCAACCAGTACGCCGATTCGGTGCTGGACATGAACGTCAGAGGGGTGGCCAGGCCGGGCAAGCGGGAAGTCAAGAAGGCCGACTATACATACTAACACCTTGTCAGCTATGATATAGGGGACTTCGGTGTGAGGACTTACCCATGCAACAACTCGGTTTGAAGACCCCAGCGGTCACGAACATCGGCGGTATTCTGCCGGTGCAGTCCCTTGCCTCCATGCAGGCAGCAGAGGACGAGGCCGCTGCGGCTATCAGCCGAGCGCAAGAGGCGAACAACCAGCCAGTGATCTCCTCGCTGGTCGCCCACATCAAGAACCACTGGAGCCTGGCCAAGAAGGCCAAGCAGCAGCCCGAGCTGGACATGCTGTCCGCTGTGCGCAGTCGTCGCGGCGAGTACGACCCCGACGTGCTGGCACGCATCAGGAAGCAGGGTGGCTCCGAGATTTACATGATGCTGTTCGCCACCAAGGCGCGACAGGCCAAGGCGCTGCTCACCGATGTGCTCATCGGCGCCGGTACCGAGAAGCCCTGGACCATCTCCCCCACACCGAAACCAGAGCTGCCCCCGCAGGAAGTCAGCGCCATCATGCAGGCCGTGCAGGAGCAGGTCATGCAGCTCGAGATGGCTGGCGTGCCAGCATCCGTGGCGGACATTCGCCAGGCTCTCCTGGACGCCAAGCAGAACCTCGAGAACCAGATCATGGAGACCGCCCGCATCTACGCCGAGCGCGCCGAGACCAAGATCGAAGACATGCTGGTCGAAGGTGGCTGGCAGGAAGCGCTGGACCAGTTCCTCGATGACTTGATGGTCTTCAAGACTGCCTTCATCAAGGGCCCGGTGGTGCGCAACAAAAAGCAGCTCAAGTGGGAGCAGCAGGCTGACGGCACCTTCCAGCCAGTGACCGCCTCCGAGCGCAAGGTCGAGTGGGAGCGTGTTGACCCGTTCAACATCTACCCGGCTCCCTGGAGCCGCTCGGTGCACGACGGCTACCTGATCGAGCGACACAAACTGTCCCGCCAGGACCTGAACGAGCTGATCGGCGTGGACGGCTACAACGACGACGCCATCAAGGCGGTGCTCGATGAGCACGGTCGCAACGGTCTGCACGAGTGGACCCAGGTGGACAACATGCGTGCGCAGGCCGAAGGCCGTGACACCCTGGCGGCCAACCAGAACTACTCGGACCTGATCGACGCGCTGCAGTACTGGGGCTGCGTCTCCGGCAAGCACCTGATCGACTGGGGCATGTCCAAGGACGAAGTGCCTGACCCGTCCAAGGAGTACGAGGTCGAGGCCTGGCTCGTGGGCAACTGGGTCATCAAGGCCGTCATCAACCCCGATCCGCTGTACCGCCGTCCGTACTACGCCGACGGCTACAGCCGCGTGCCCGGCGCCTTCTGGCACAACAGCCTGTTCGACTGCATCCGCGATTGCCAGGACATGTGCAACAGCGCCGCTCGCGCCCTGGCCAACAACATGGGCATCGGCTCCGGCCCTCAGGTGAACGTCAACGTCGACCGCATCCCGCCTGGCGAGGACATCACCGAGATGTACCCCTGGAAGATTTGGCAGACGACGAGCGACCCGATGGGTTCGAGCGCTCCGGCCATCGACTTCTTCATGCCCGGCAGCAACGCCAACGAGCTGATGGGCGTGTTCCAGAAGTTCGCCGAGCTGGCCGACGAGTACAGCGGCATCCCGCGCTACATGACCGGCCTGGCTGGTGGTGAGGGCGGGGCAGGGCGCACGGCCTCGGGCATGTCGATGATGATCGGCAACGCCTCCAAGCAGATCAAGCAGTCCATCTCCTCCATCGACATCCACGTGATCGCGCCGTCGGTCGAGCGGGCCTACCAGTGGGTCCTGCAGTACGACCCCGACTCCGAGCTCAAGGGCGACCTGAAGATCGTGGCTCGCGGTGCGCTGTCGCTCGTGACCAAGGAAGCCGCCCAGGTTCGCCGCAACGAGTTCCTGCAGTTCACGGGCAACCCCATCGACATGCAGATCATCGGCCTGGAGGGCCGTGCCGAGTTGCTGCGCGAGGCCTCCAAGTCTCTCAACATCAACCCCGACAAGGTCGTGCCCAGCATCTCTGTCATCAAGCAGCGGGCGGCCATCGCTCAGGCTCAGCAGATGATGCTCGCCCAGCAGCAGGCCCAGGGCGGCAACGGCCAGGAGCTCATGGACGGCGCCCCCACAACCGATCACTTCCAACCCACCCGTCAGTAAGGACACACCATGGCTACCAAACCATTCACAGGCAAAGACACCAAAGCCGAAGAGCGCAAAGAGGCCAAGATGGTCCGCTCCGGCAAGGTGAGCCCCGCCCAATACGCAGCCAAAGAGAAGGCCGAGGGCGGCAAACACGCCAAGACTTCCAAGTCGACCTTCGAGGCTCGCGGCAAACAACTGGCCAGCGGCAAGATGTCCGCAGGCGCGTACGCAAAAAAGTTTGGTAACTAACTAACTGACCACTTGACACGCTAACCAAAGCGTGTTGTAGAATTGCAACAAATGGATCGCAACGCTGAATTTGAACTGTTCACCCGGTTGTGCCGGGAGCCGAAACTCAAAGAGTGGCTTCAGAACAAACTCGATGCAGAGATTGCGGTCCTGTTAGTAGCTGAGGATGTGCGGGCAGCCCAAGGCCGAGCCAAGCTGATCCAGCAGATGATTGATCTGCTCGACGCCGCCAAAGCGAAACTGTGAATTAGCCGGTGTTCACCCGGCCACAACCTGAGAAACCCGATTTTGGGTACAGGAGAACCTTAGATGGCACTGCCACGCGCAATTCAGGCTCAGCTCGAGCAAGCTAACGCCCTTCTGGAAGCGGCTAACAAGCCCCCGGAAGCCCCCGCACCAGCGGAACCGGCACAAGTAGCTGCCCCAGAGCCAGCCCCTGAACCAGCACCCGCAGCGCCTGAGCCGCAGGCAACCCCAGAGCCGCAGGCCCAGTCGCATCCGCAGCCCGATCCGTGGGAGCAGCGGTACAAGACCCTCCAGGGCTTGTTCAACCGCGAAGTTCCGACGCTTCAGACCAAGGTCAAGGACCTCGAGACCCAGCTTCAAGAAGCTGTGACCCGTCTGAATAAGGCAGCAGATGACAAGGCTAAGCCCGCCGAGCCGGAAAAGCCCGCAGCCGACCCCAGGGATGTTGAGAACTTCGGTTCCGACCTGGTGGAGATGGTGCAACGCGTCGCCCAGCGCATGTTGGGTGCCGCAGCGACAGAACTTCAGACGAAGGCAGCAAGCCTCGAGCAGCGTCTGGCGCAGTTGGAGCAGGTCCTCAAGGGCACGACTCAGACTGTGGCAGTCACCGCAGAGCAAGCGTTCTTTGACCGTCTGACGAAGTTGGTCCCGGAGTGGGAAGCGATCAACGCGAACCAGGCCTTCTTGGCTTGGCTCTCGGAAGTCGACCCGATGCTGGGCCAGCCCCGCCAGAGCGCATTGGACGCAGCTCAGCAAACGCTGAACGCAGACCGTGCAGCCGCCGTCTTCAAGACCTTCGCAGCCACTCTGCCAGCCGCACCAAAGCCCAACCCCCTGGACAAACAAGTTAGCCCCAAGGGCTCTGCTTCCGCAGCTCCAGCCGCACCCGCGCAACCGGTGATCTACACCCAGCAGCAGGTGGTGGACTTCTACAACGCAAAGCGTCGTGGTGAGTTCCGTGGCCGTGAGAAGGAGGCTCAGCAGATTGAGGCTGAGTTGAACCTCGCCATTTCTGAAGGCCGCGTTCGTTAAGACGTACCGGGGGAAATGGCAATCCTGAACCAGTTCTTTTTTCTTAGGAGTGCCAAATGGCTGCCGTTTTCCCCGTTAATGCCCCGTTCAACACCACCCCGTCGTACAGCGGTACGTTCATTCCCGCAGTTTGGTCCGCCAAGCTGAACGAGAAGTTCTACGCCGCCTCCGTGTACGGTGACATCGCCAACACCAACTGGCAAGGCGAAGTCGCTTCCATGGGCGACAAGGTGTACATCAACACCGCACCTACCATCACCATCGCTGACTACAGCGCCGGTACCAACCTGAGCTACCAGGCACCTACTCCTGACATGCAGGAGCTGCTGATCGACAAGGGCAAGTACTTCGCCTTCCAGATCAACGACGTGCTGGAGTACCAGGCCAAGCCGAACCTGATGGACATGTTCGCTGCTGACGCCGCCGAACAGATGCGCATCGCCATCGACAGCACCGTGCTGTACAACACCTTCACCAACGGCGCCGCTGCCAACAAAGGCAAAACCGCTGGCGTGAAGTCTGCTGCCTACGACCTGGGCACCGACGCTGATCCCGTGGAACTGACCGGCTCCAACGTGCTGGCCAAAATCCTCGAGATGGCTTCCGTGCTGGACGAGCAGAACGTGCCCGAGAGCGACCGCTACCTGGTGATCGACCCCGCCACCCGCACTCTGCTGATGCAGTCCAACCTGGCTCAAGCCCAGTTCATGGGCGATGACACCAGCCCCGTGCGCAACGGCAAGATCGGCAAGATCGACCGCTTCACCGTGTACGTCAGCAACCAGCTGCCCAAGGGCGCTGCTGATGCCAAGTGGGTGAGCGG